TGTAAACTCACCACTTAAAGTAGAATACACAAAAATAACTCCAAAGTTTGGTTCAATGCTTTGTGAACATCCTGCAATGTAACTAATTGTTGCAGTTGGAGCAATTGCCATTGTATTGGAATTACGCATTCCTTGTTTAGCAACTTTCTTTTTGAGTTTGTCCCAATTTTTTCTAAGATTCACTTCGTCAGAATTTCCACGAAGTTTCATAACCTCTTTCCAAGTATCAATCGGAAATGTTCCTTTGCTCCAAAGACTTCCTGTGTATGATTCGTAAGTTTCTTTTTCTACTGCCATATCAGACGAAGATTCAATTGCGAAATAAGAAATGTTTTCATAAATTTCATCACTAATACGAATTGCATCATCACTTCCGTAGTTGACACTAAACTCATAAAACATATCGTGCCAACCCATTGTTCCTAATCCAACAGGACGATGAGTCATATTACTTTTACGTGCTTCTTCGGTTGGATAATAATTTAGATCAATAACATTATCTAACATACGCATTGCCATTTTGGTGCTTGCTTCTAGTTTTTTGTAATCAATAAATTTTTCACCATTTTTATCTACACCTACGTGTCGTTTCAAATTGATGCTTGCCAAATTGCAAGTTGCAGTTTCTCCGTATTCTTTAACGGTGCGTGTGCCATCATCTGCGTGAATAGTTGGTTTGGTATGAAGAAGAATCTCTGTACACAAATTACTGCTATGTACCGTTCCTACGTGCTGATTACTATACCGAATGTTACTTGGGTCTTTGAAAGTTACCCACGGATGTCCTGTTTCAAAAATACTTTTCAACATTTTCTTCCAAAGGTCTTTTGCGTTGAGTTCACGAAAAACATTCAATTCTCCGTCTTGACCTTTTTTAACATATTCCCAATATTTTGTTTCAAATGCTTCACCGAAAGTTTCGTGTAATTCAGGAACTTCATTGGGACTAAACAAATACCAAGGTCCATCTGCTTCAACTTGTTTCATAAACAAATCAGGAATCCAATTTGCAGTATTCATATCGTGACAACGCATTCTGTCATCACCTACAGTTTTTCGTAGTGCCAAAAAGTCTTCAATATCAGAATGCCATGTTTCAAGATAAGCACACCCCGCACCTTTTCTTTTTCCACCTTGATTAACTGCAACAAGCATATCATTGTAAAGTTTCCAAAAGTATACAGGTCCTTGATTGATTCCGTTCGTTCCTTTGATGTAACTTCCTCTTGCACGAAAGTTGGTGATATCAAATCCAAGACCACCTGCGAATTTGCTTTTTCTTGCTTCTTGCCAAATGCCATCAAAAATTCCATCAATAGAATCATCAAAGGTATTAAGATAACAACTACTAAGTTGACTATGAGTTGTTCCACTATTAAACAAAGTTGGTGTGGAACTTACTACATCAAAGCAACTAAGAGTTTCATAAAACTTTAATGCGTATGCTTGTCGGTCTTCTGGTTTTTCATTTAATGCCAATCCCATTGCAATACGCATCCACATTGCTTGTGGAGTTTCCATACGACGTCCTTCTATATGCAAAAGATAACGATCATAAATGGTTTGTATTCCAAGATACTTCCAATCTTTTTCTCGTTCAATATTAAGTTTCGCACTAAGTTCACGCAAATCAAAACTTTCAAGTAACTCTTCATTGAGAATTTCTTCACGGACTAATCTACGCATATTCGTAATAAAACTTTTACGATACTGAAGTTCAAACGCATCACTATCCACTCCTTCTCCAAATACTTCTTTGTAAATTGTATTGAGAAGCATTCTTGCAGCCATATAAGCATAATTGGGTTCGAATTCAATCTTAGACCTTGCACTCATAATAAGTGATTTGTCTATTTCAGTTGTAGTAACTTTGTCGTACAACTTTATTTTGGCATCAATCAGAACTTCACTTGCACTTACATTATCTAAATTTTTGGCGGCACGGTTTGCACATTCGTTGATTTTATCAACATTAAAGTCTTCGAGTCTACCATTGCGTTTTTTAACTTTCACTTGTAACCTTTTGTTAGAATTTTATATTAACATTATAATTTAATTATAGAAAATATCTTTGCAAATTTCTCTGCAAAAATACATACTATATATACAGAATTTTTTAACCAATATCAACACTATCTTCGTTATTATATGAATTTTTATTGTTCATTTGGTCGTACTTGGATTTAAGAAGATTCTTTGCGCCATTATCAGAATCATTCATTTCCACCATTATTTCCGCACCCTTTGTACTTTTTTCATCATATATTTCAATAACACCCGAAGACGTATCAACTCTACTTGGAAATGTCAAACCATCGGGTCCAAACCGATTTTTAATGACATGAAATCTACCTGTGTTACTGACTTTGTCAGTTGCTTTTCTTGATAAACTTATCACAAAGTCTGCCGTCATTATTTTCCGATAACTATCAGCAACTTTCTGTGCTTCAATAATATTATCTTCTAACGATGAACGACTTGCTTGTGATGCAGTCCACACAGGTACTCCGAGTTCGCCCGCAAGGCCTCGGAGATCCTCATAAATTCCTCCTTGCTCAACATAACTGTTGGCATTGTTTCCGTGATTACCAGGAGATAAAATATCTGCATAGTCAATCACAACCATATCAACGGGATATCCCATTGTATTTGCTAAATTTGCGTGTGCAAGAATTGTACTTACTCCTACACTTTTCGTTGGATATTCTTTGATAAGAAGTTTTCCTTTGATGTTTGCTACAACATTTTTTACAGTTTCTTCGTGTTCAATAATATCTTGAAACGGAATACCTGTAAAACAACTATCATAACGAAGACCTACATAGCACTCGTTAAGTTCCATTGTATAATGCAAAACATTTTTTCCCATTTTCATTGCTGACTTACCAAGAGAAGCAAGACACCAACTTTTTCCTCCACCGGCACTACTGATGATAACACCAAGTTCTCCTGGACCCAAACCTCCGTTTGTTAAATCATCAATGACTTCCCATCCTGTGCCTATTGTATCACGTGCAGTTTCTGACATTCTAAGTTCAATGTCACGTGCATAATCATGACCCATGTCACGTGCAGTTCCTGCTTTTAATGCGTCATCAACTATTCGTTTGATTGATTCGTATTGACCACCTTTGAGAAAGTCAACACTTTGCATAATTGCATTTTTAAGTTTTTGGTTCTTACAAAAGTCTAAAAATTCGTTTTTAACAAACTCTGTATCATTTAGATCAACTTGTGTAAATATATTTCTTAGTTGATCTATGATTGCAGCTTTTAATGAATCAATTCCTACATCATCGCATTTAATTTTGAATACATCTAATGTTGCAGTCTTTTTGTATTTTTGGTGATGAGTTAAAATCTCATCAACAATCCATTTATGTGCTTCACTTTCCCAATACTCAGTTTCAATGATATCATGCGTTCTGTCCAAGAATTTTTTATCATCAATTAAAGCACGAATTGTTTTACTTTGAAATGCAGTTCCAAACTTTTGTAAGGTATCCACATTATTATTATTAGTCTCCGTCATATTTAATAAACTTTATCAGATGACTCTGGTTGAATCAAGTCTATTTATAAAAAAACTACGAATTACTTGTAATTGCATAGTTGTTCAGAACGGTCCAAGTTTCCATAAGCCAGTTATGATGATTAGGAAACGCAGCCCATAGTTGGTCTTCTGCGAACTTTTTGCTAAATTCAAATTTATTAAGTTCAGTTACAGGAGAATCTACATGATCAAATATTTTCGTTTGCATACTTGCAGGAAGAATACTATCTTTCAATTGCATCAAATCATAGTTTCGTTTAAGTAAACTCTGATTATCTTCTTTCAAAAAGTTTTTATACAAAGGCATTTCTTTGAGTTTATCTTCTGAGATTTTTATTAAGTCTTCTCTGTTTAATTGAGTATCTGTTGCTAGTTCTGGAAATGCAGTTTTAAGTTTTTTTTCACCCACACCTTTCATTCCATCTATATTATCTCCACGATCACCGTCAATGGTTCTGTATAATAGAAAATTATTTGGATGAATTCCGTATTCATGTGATACTTTTTCGGGTGTATAAACCGTTCGTTTTGTTGGACTATAAACAGTTACATCTTCATCTACCAATTGAAGAAAATCTTTGTCGGTGCTCATTATGGTACATTTTTTACCAAGACCACTAAAGTAAGAACGAGCAAGTAATGCCATAACATCATCTGCTTCAACACTATCCATACAAATGGTAGTAACAGGAAGAAGATTTAAATATTCAATGAGTTTCACGATTTGATACTTCATTGAACTTGATTCTTCGGCTTGATCTAAGTCTAAACTCAACGCACGATTCACACGAAACCGAACATTCTTTTTCATTTTATAGTCGGGAAAAATTTTGCGTCTTCGTGCACTACCACCCTTTCCGTCAAATACAACGATGCATCGTGTTGGTTTACGCAAACGAATTGCGTGACCTATGCTCTTTAGAAACCCGGTGTATCCACCTATATGATCACCATTGTCGTTCGTGGTTGGGTACATACTCCAAACACGCATAAAAGTATTCATTCCATCTATTAAAAGAGCATCGGAGTTTATTGTTCTATCTGCATCTAACTCAGCTTTTTGCTCTTCTGAAAACTCTTGAAATAAACTAAATATTTTATTGTTACTCATTTGACACAGATGCCAATTCTGTTTCTTCTATTTCAGCATTGTCAGTAAACTCTACATCTTCATCTATGACACTATTTGCTGATTCATATTCCATTACAATGTTATCACAAATATGCTTATATAATTCTTTTTTGAGGTCTTCATCTTTTAACATTTCTGGAAATTCTTTTGCCATAAACTTATAATCTTTTCCTTTAGAATCTGTAAATGAATAGTACGCACCACCTTGTTTTAAAATTTTGTGTGTTTTCAATGTTGTTATCCAACTTCCTATATCATCAATACCACGATTAAAATAAATTTCAAACGATGCTTTTCGTTGTGGAGGACCCATTCTATTTTTTACAATAGTTGCTTCACATTTTCCACCGATAACTTCTGTGGTTGCACCTTTTTTAATTTGACCCATACTTTTCAGACGAATACGAACACTTGCGTGAAACGCAATTGCTTTACCACCACTCGTTGTCCACGGATCACCAAACATAACTCCCATTTTCTGTCGGAGTTGGTTAGTGAATACCAATGCAATTTTTTGTCTTCCAATTGTTGAAGTCAACTTACGCATTGCCTTACTAATTAAAATTGCTTTAGTAGTTGCATATCCATCTTTCGCATAATCTGCCGCCATTTCAATTTTAGTTGACGCAGCTGATACACTATCTGTTACAATCGTTACAAGTTTATCTTTGTTGCTTTTGCGAATAGTTGCGATGATGTTGTCAATGGTTGCAAAAATGTCTTCTACCGTGTCAACATGGACATACAATAACTTTTCGGTATCAACACCAATTGCTTTTAGATACTCAACGGATACACTTGTCTCGGTATCTATTAATACCGCAACACCCCCTTTCTTTTGAGTTTCCGCAAGAATGTGTCCAGATACTAAACTTTTTCCACTTTGTTCAAGTCCAGTTAGTTCTGTGATTCTTCCCGTTGGAATTCCACCATTAGGACGATTGGATATGGCAAGATCAAGAAGACTACTACCAGTTGAAATCCAATCAGATATAAGTGACGGATCATCACCTTCACTTAAAAAGAAGGCAACTTTACCTTCATCTTTGTATGCAGTATTTAAACTATCTGCAAGTACGTTTGCTAAATCGTCAGTTTTGCTTGTTGATTTTACTTCTTTTTTCTTTGCCATATTATATAATTTCTATTTTACGAACTTGTGTGGTGAGGGGATTGCCCTCACCACACTTATAGTTCTAGTTACTTCTTTAAGACTTAAACAACTCTTCAAAAGCAGCCTCAACATCTTCGGTAGAAGTTGCGTTTGGTTTGCTTTGCTCGGAAGTTGCACTTGCAACTTTTGGTTGCTTTACTTCTGTCTGTGTTTCTTCAACAACAACTTCATCGGATGATACCGATTCGGCAGGAGGAGCATCTTCTTCAGATTCTCCACTCACCCACTTTTCAAGTGCTTCTTTCAAATCATCGTAGCTGAGTTCTTGGTAGATTTCAGTAATTTCTGCTTGATTGTTAGCAACTCCGTCAGCAATATTTTTGTTGTCGGATACAGGTGTTGTATTGGGTTTAACACGGATGTTTGTCTTTGGAAATGAACGACCGGCCTCTTCGGCAGAAAGAAATTCAATTGTAATGTCTCTTCCGTTAACCGGATCGGTAATGTCTCCATAATCGGGGTCTGCGATGACACCCAGTAGTTCTTGATAAACTTCTTTACCAAATCCCCAAAAACGAACTCCTTCTGCTTCTTCACCACGAACGATAACAGGAACAAAAGTTCTCATCTTTGGCATCAGAGAACGTCCCATACGATAATCATCTTTGTCTCCACTACGAGTCAACTTTTCTGCGAACTCTACAATTGGATCAGGACGACCAAAAGACTTGGGAGATAGATAAGTCCGATTATTGATTCCATAGTGGAAAAACAACTCGATAAACGGATTGTCTGGTTGATGCATATAAGGTACGATACGAACCTGTTGTTTACCCGGTTGGGGTTTCCATTGATAATTCTTACGATTGTTGCTCTGAGAGAGATTCGTAAGTTTTGCTTTGATTTTGTCTAGGTCAATTGCCATTATTTATTCCTTAGTTTTTATTGTTTAATAATATTCTTAATATAATACTACTCTACTCGACATCCGTCAATAAGAATTATATTTATTAAGAATTTTTTCCGCCATTTTCAACGAAATTGTAAAAGTCCGAAGCAATTTCCAATACTTCATGTGTAGTTGGAATTGGTGGTATTTCCAGGGGAACTTTTTCAAAATTGGCACGACTTTCAAGTTCTTCTTTTTCCATATGCCAAGTTTCCCATACCATCTCTTTTGCGTTTTTTAACACCTGCAATCTAATGCCGTAGGCATCGTATTTTTTATCTTCATTATTCATTTTTTAATTATTATTTAGTCAATTTTAATTACTATATATAAATATATTTTACTTGAATTTTATGTCGGTTTCAAGACAAAAAAATCAACTATTTTTTGTTCAATCGTTCATTGCAAATTCGCACGGCATCGGCATTAATATCACATCCTATAAAGTTGCGATTCAATGACTTGGCAACTGCGAATGTAGTGCCACTACCACAATAAAAATCAGCAACAACGTCATTTTCATTACTACTTGCTTTGATGATTCTTTCTAAAATCTTAGGATGTTTCTCACTATAATAATCCGTGGACTTCTTGACTTTTAATCCAGACGGGATATCATCCCAAACATTTGTAGGTATCGTCCCAATTTTTAATTTTTCTTCGGTAATGTTTGGTCTATCTTGCTTCTTGCTGATAACTGACTTGTATGGAACTCTTATATCAAGGTCATTAAAAATAAATTCATCGGATTTTGTATACACCACAATGTAGTCGTGTTTTTTTGCAAACTCTCGTTTGCCCCTTCCCCCAATATTGAATTTTACCACTATTTGATTTCTAAAATTTTTGTATCCAAACACATTATCCATAATCATACGAATCCAGTGGACTATGCGTAAATCCATTTGTAAATAAATCGTTCCGTTGGATTTTAGTACTCGTTTCATTTCATGTAGACGAGGAACATAGTGGGATAAAATTACATTATGATCGGGTTCCAAGTCTTGGTAGTCTTTGAACTTTTTACCCGTTCCGTATAAGATGTCACAATAAATTAAATTTATAGACTCGGTATCTATTCTACCAAGTAAATCTAAATTGTCTAAATGATATATTTGATTTGTATCCGGACTCACCGATCAAACTTTACCACCTTCGTACCGTTTCATTTCTCCATTATTGTAACGATAACGAACTTCAACCTCAACGGTTTCTTTTTCTTTTCCATATCCCTCTGATTCTACATCGTATGTAAGAATATTAATTGGTTTTTTGATAATTTCATGTAAATATGCCATAGTACCTGTTGCGTATTTAATATCTAAGGGTCTTCCGTCAAAATCATGTCTGAGTAAGATTTCTGTATTTTGATATTTCATATTTTCCATGTAAATAACAGGTCTGCCCATATTAACATGACGTTCAACTAACTTTTCTTTTATTTTTTTATGGTCTTTACTAACAACTACATATTTGTTAGTTGATTTATCAAGTGCATATTCAAAGTATTCATACTTTTCACAAAAATCACGTGTAAAAAATTCATTAAGAAATGTTACATCGTTGTACAATTCACGAACTTCAAAAAGTTTTTCACGACCAAGTCCGAGATGTTTATTCCAATATCTTTTTTCGTCTCCGTTGTCGCAGTTTTCATATTCCTTACCAAACTTTCCTTTGTTCCAACGGTCTTCGATGTCACGCAATAAAGTGTTTCCAAGTTTATATGGATTATTCATATTGTATTTTCCACCAAGAACTCCTGCGTGGTGTTTCGCATAATCAAAAATTCCTTCGTCTCCCGCAAAGTTACAACTTGCCATAATATAAGAATCCCAATAACTTGCCCAACCTTCGTTGAGAACTTTTGTCATTCCTTGTGGACGATAGTAAATAGATTCATCACGAATCATACTGAGAATGTTTTGTTGCCAAGGTTCTAAACGACAATGATTGATAATCATCAACATAATATCTCGTTCAGGACGCAGTGGAAATTTGTTTTCTGCTAACTTTGCTCTCTCTTCTCTATCCCGTCTTTGTTTTTCAATATAATGAGAAGGATTAACATACTTCTGCATATATTCCTTTGTTTCCATACGAGATACGTGTTCTCTTGGTTGACGGTCTTCAAAGTTGAATTTAGTTGCTTTCTTTAAATTACTTTCACGATAACAAAGTGATGGATCAATTAAATCATCAATTGCAAGAGCCGCATTCAAAAAGTCTTTTACTTTCTTGCGACCAAAACGATCCATATACATACGAATTTTATCACTATGATTTGCCATTACATTCATCATATTACGATTCGTGTGCTTAAACATAATATTGTTCTTGAAGAAATCACTATGTGCAGTTGCGTGTGCAACAACAGTTAAATTATCAACGATAGGATTGTTTCGTTGAAGGTACATATAAGTTGGATCGGTATTTACAACCATTTCGTAAATCTTACCCATACCAGAATGATACTGATGATGTAACTGCTCAAATTGTTGTCCGAAATTAAAGTGTGGATAACGAACAGGAAAACCACCATAAGCGGCAATCTCAACTATTTCATCTGCATCAAATTCTTCTATGCACAACGGATACGGATCAAGTCCATTATCATAACACGCCTTTAGGCACTCAGGTATAAGAGCAGCCAATTCTGGACACACTCCTTCGTTCAAACTATCTACTTCCCATGCAATTCCCATAATATTAAAAAGGTACTTCTTCGCCAGCAGGTGTAAGCAGTTTTTGTAGTGTTTTAAATACATCTGCTTGCGAATCCATTGACGCAGTTACTATTGTTTTTGGATCAAGTTCTCCACTTGATAATTGTGATTGAATATGTGGTAAAAATGTTGCCCAACTTCTAATTGCTTTTACTTCGGTGATGCCGATTAAATTTGCATATGTTTGCATTTTTTTAAGATAGTCTACGCATAACTCGTTGTCTGATCCAAAGTTTTCTCCGTCACTTAAATAAAATACATAAATGTTCCACTCGTTTAATGGAAATGCTTTTTCTACAATATCGTTGACTAAATGAAATGCACTACTGATTTGCGTTCCCCCTCCACTTTTGTATTTATAGAATTTTTCTTGATCAACTTCTTGAGCATGATGATCGTGTACAATATACTTTACTTGAGTTTCTTGATAAAACCGTTGAACCCAATTATCAAGATACCAACACAATTCACGAATCAATGCACGTTTTGGTTCGTCCATACTTGCAGATATGTCCGACACAAAAAAGATTGCAGCGTTTGTATCAGGTACTTCTACTGAACTCCAACTTCTGAATTCTTTATCATCTTTGATTGGATAAAAGTTAGATAAATCTTCTGGATTGTAATCTTCTGATGAAATTAATCGTTTGAAAGCATTTTTGAGTGTTTTGCGTTTATGTAGCAAACTATTGTTTCCTACTTTTGCAATACGATTCCACTTAATTTTTTCTTTGACCATTTCCCCATTTTCTTTAGGAAGAAGATTCGGTAATTGAAGTTCTTCACCGATCATGTCAAAGTAAGCATCCATGCTAATTCCTACATCAATTTCGTGACCTTCTCCTTCACCGTCTCCTCCTTCTCCAGGTTGGCCACCTTGACCTTGGCCTTGGGGTGGTCCTTCTCCAACCTCATCACCTACTTCTGCTTCTCCATTACCAATACCACCCCCGTCAGAAGGTTGTCCGTAACGAAAACTTGGAAGTTCTACATGAGGAACACGAACAACAACGAAGTCTTTTCCTCTTCGTGTAACTCGTTGACCACCCTTAATGTGTTTTTTGAGTTTTTCGTCAACGTTTCCTTTGACGATATCTCTGTATTCACCGTGGTCTTCTCTGATTCTGCGTGATGGCATAATGATGTATTCGTTGACTATTAATCTTCGTCTTCGTCTGCATCACCTCTCGCAAAAATACTTCCAACATATGTAAGAACATCTGAAGCACTATCTTCATCGTATCCAAACGAGGTAATAAGACGTTGCTTTAATGCGTCAATCTTTTCAAGAAGTTCCTTGTCAACTACGGTTGCAGTATCTTGAGCAAGAGCAGATAACTTGATGCTATCTTTGGTATCTTCAAACAACTTCTTTTCAAGTGCTTTGTATAACTGCTCATTAGAGTCGTATTTAAACTCTTTACCCTTAGCGGCAAGTCCACCCATGTAATTCATAATTTCTCTACGGAAATCGTCTTTCATGCCATTGGAAATGCCAATCTTTTCTTCAATACTACGCATAAGTTGTTCATTGGCAACTTCTTCTTTACCTGTAACTTGGTTGGTAACTTTTTCGTCTTGAATATAGGCAACAATGTTATCAATGTAGTTGGTGCAAGTTGCTTTTATTGCTTCTTCACTGCTACTAAGTGCTTGTTGTACTTCTCGTTTCACAATTCTATCATATTCTTTTTCAACTGCCTCAAGACGTTCCATCAAATTCTTTTTATCATCTTCACTATTAAATCCACTATAACTTTTAAGTCCTTCACGAATTTGTGCAAATAACATAAATGGATTTAAACTTTTAGCACCCATTCTTGGATTCACAATTGCATTAGAAAATTGATTCTGAATAAATCGTGCAGATACTCCACCATACAATCCTTCTTTTGGTGATTCATCTTGCATTTCTTTTACGTGTTCGTCTGTGAATCCATGTACACTTTGACCATTGTAAAGTTTTGCTTTTTGAATGATGCTCATATCTTGCTTGGAACTTTCTTCTAAACGACTTACAACTGCGAACAATGCAGCCAGATAAGTTGTATGGGGTGCAATGTGCTTGTTTACGGTACTTGTATTATAGAAGTGATCATAAATCTTCTTTTCTTCATCAATTTTCAAAAGATAAGGAATATCAATCTTAATGGTTCTATCACGAAGTGCTTCCATGAATTTATTGTTGGTTAACTTTTCAAACTCAGCATTATTGGTATGACCAAGAATAACTTCATCAATTGGTACTTGATTGAAACGACGTGGTTTAACACGATGCTCTTGAGTTGCACCAAGCAAATCATAAAGAAACTCAGTTTGAAGTTTAAGAATTTCTTGAAACTCTATAAGTCCACGATTTGATACTAAAAATTCACCATCAAAATCAAATGCACGTGGATCACTTTCACTTCCGTATTCTGCCAACTTGCGATAATTAATATCACCTGTTAACTCGGTTGCGTCTTGTGACTTTTCGTCCTTCGGTTGGAAAGTACCAATACCGACACGATTTTTTTCAGAAAGAGTAACACGACGTACGACAATGTGGTCAAGTACCTTTCTGTAATCTCCTCCGTGCATCTCCATTAATTGATTATAGTAAAATTCATTAACAGGATTTAATGCACCATCTAATTTAAGTTTATAGTCATCATCACTTCTGGATGAATTGAGGTTACTGATGATTTGGGTACGAACATCATCAGGTAGAAGTTTTAATGGTTCTTCATTCATTGGACATGGAACTAGAGATTCATTACCATCGTTATCTGTAAGTTTCCAACTAAACGAATATAAAGCACCCTCTTCAGTTTGAGTGTACTGCTCAAGACCTTTTTTAAGAGCAGTTACAATGGTTGACTTACTGCTACCAACTGGACCATGTAAAAGAATAACACGACGTTCTGGACCATAGTGCCTACTTGCACTTTTCAAAATGTCCATAAACTCCATTAGATTTTCTTCAAGACCATAAATGGAAATATCACCGAGGCCTTCGAAAAATTTATACTTCACGTGCTTGCGTTTACAATATGTAAACTCTTCTGTACCATGTGATATAACCATATCGTAGAGTCTTTGGTACGAGTTTCTAGCAATACTTGGATTTTGTTCTATCATTGCGATGTAGTCCCAAAATGTACCGGTCCAATTTAAAGACTCGTATGTACTCACTGCCTCATCGTTATCAGACTTTATCAAGGATTCGAGTGTACCTGCTCTTTCTTCCTTATTTTGTTTTTGTCGTTTTTTATTTTCCATAACCATTACCTTATTTTATTTTGAATTAGTAGTCAACTTATTTTTTAAACTTTTTTAATATTGTATAGACGGGTGCTGACTTCACGATATGAATCACCATCTACGAGTAGTATTTTATTTTTATACACATTCCAATCTATAACAAAATTGTTATCTAATATGCCGTTATTAAGTTTTTTTATCAAAGCATTTAGTGAGTTAATTGTGTATAGAGTATTTGAATCTTTTTTTCGGTGGACACTTATTGTATTTTTGTAGAAATTACTAGTATTAAATGTATCTTGATTAATGTTGTATGTCAACATCAAACTATTCAAATCGTCTATATCTTGTAATATAAAAATCTTATCAAAAACAATATCATAATATTTCTTTATCGATTCCAATTCTGCATCATAGGAATGCATATCAGTAAATGTGCAAAGTAGTTTTGTTTTCATAAGATGTAACCTTTTGGGTATAAATATCTTATTTATGTTTCAAAACTCAAATTTGCTTCATATCCCCATAGTTACGACCCATATATGTACGAACCGGATACTTATCGTTTGATGTAATTATAGGTTGCATTTCTTTAATTAACTTGAACTCACTTTTATGCACATCAAATAAAAAAGCATCGTATGTGTAAAGTATCATTTTTGACTTTGATGCTTCTAGGTATTTATTTAGTTTTAATATAACTTCACAATTTTTTTCGGTTTCAGCGGATTGCAGTAGATAATTAAACACTTTATATGAATTAATTTTGTCACCGAAAAATATAGAAGCAATTTTGCGTTTGTAGTACCACGTTTCAACATAGTTGTTGGTATTATAAAAATCCCAAACTGAATCCACATATTCTGAGATTCGTTTCATAAACGGCACATTGTCTTTGACATCGTCAGTAATTCCACCGTATATTAAATTGAATGTAATTTTCTTAGATAGTTCATATTCATCTTCATTTAGTTCATCTTTTCCATGATAAAGTTTTCCAAGATATTCATGTAAAGAAGTTCTAGGTAGATCATAATCAAGAAAGTTTGCCAATAGTCTTAAATGGTAACTTTCGTAATCAACCATGATCAATAATCCATCGTCACCAAATCTACTTGTAAAACAATCTCGTTGACCAGTTTTTTTATTTAACGCAGCGTAATTAACATTACCAAACGCATTACTCGGACGACCCGTTGGAGTCATCATGTTATATTGACCAAAAACTAAATTATTTTCATCCACAAGAGTTTGTTTACCCAATTTAAAGTTTTCAACATACATCCCATTTTTTTCTATATCATACAATGCATGAGAAAACTCTTTTTCGTATTTAAGTAAGTTGGGTTCGAATTTGATGTTACCAATTGAATAGCACAACTTTTTAAAATGCTTTAACAGAACCATAATGGGAACTGATCTAAAATCTGTTACTTTAGACTCTAGATAATTGTTATCAATTTCAAGTTTAGATGATAAATACGAACAAACCATAGCATCGTGTGAGTTTTTAATTTCATTAACATGATATTTTAATTTTTTTCTGTCAAATATTAACTTCGTTCCCGTTGACTTAAAAATTAAATTAAGAAAATCGACTGGAATATTTGTAGAATCTGGATGTTCAAACGAAACAATGTAATATTTACGATCCACATTTACCATCAACACAAGAGGTGAGTTTTTGCATACATGGGTATTTGATTTGGTATAATACACATTAATGATACTGGAATGTTCATTTAACAAAGAAAGTAAATTCTTTGCATCTGTGGGATTTTCTATAAACATATATAAAGATATTATATTATATATCTCTATAAAATTCAAGTGGATTATTTAAAAGTAAAGATATTCCTGTCATCCGATTTTTTGCCTTGGAAATAGAATTTAAATTAAATTCTCTGACTCCGAAGATTTTACCATCTTGGGTATCGGTTGTTTCGAGTTTTCCTTTTATTTTCCACAAAACCGTAATGCATAAATAAAATGGATTTTTCTGTATGGTGTTGAATTGATCCAAACCTACTTCGTATATAGTAGATGTCTCTGCATTTCGTTTTTTTACAAAATATCTTTGAATGTATTCATTTTCGTAATTAATGTCAGAAATTTTTGGTTTCTTTGAAACTGGATGTGTGAAAATAATGCCATCTAATTTCCCACGATTTTTTGTAAGAGCAGAATATAAACTATTCATGTAAATGTTTTCATCTTCGTTTTTCATACTTTTATCCTGGATAATAATGTGATTCTATTGTAGTTGACCAATCACCATCTCCGATAGTGTGTTTTACACCCTTAATTGCGAATATTCCGTTATTGAAATATTTAACAGGAACTCCTGCACAATTAAATGTATCATATAACCGCAATCCTTCTATACCATCTAATGTTATTGAAAGGTCTACACCCGGAAGTGGCATATTATTAATTACATTATTATGTGGATTTAAATCAGATTCGCAGAATTTTTTCATGCGGTTGCTATCTGTATCTACGAGTTCAATTTGAATTTCAAAATCATTTTTATCTGTTCCATATGAATCATCGTGTATTTTAATGTTTGATCGTATAACTGACATATTTTTGCTGAATCCGTCTTTATTAGTACCGTTCGTACCGTGGTATGTTAGAATTTCTTGTTTATCTAAATAGTCGGTGGATAAATTGTTGTCTTTTATATGTTTTTTTAGTCGGTCGGGTAATTTATCTTCAAAGTCATCTTTTCCATGTCTTTTCTTTGTTGCGTGATATGTTTGCAATGCACCCTCGTTTAATCCTGTTTCTTGTCCTTTAAGTTCTTGTAAATGAACTAAATATGGATATTCAGTTTTATCTGATCCAGGATATACAGACGCAGACACAATTATATAATTTTTATCTTCAGGTTCAAGTTGATCAGATTCTACAAATACATCGGAGGACCAACCATCATAATCATCGTAATTAATTACCTTTCCTATTAAATATTTAGGAAATCTATCAGGATATTTTGTAATTTTATCGTTTCCACCTGCATTTGCTTCAAATACCAAGTTGCCATCAAAAACTTTTGAATTGGTCGATCCTTCTAATCCTATGTTCGTTCCTACTTTATTTACAAAGTCACCATCTACTTGTATTTGATATGTTCTTGGTTGTTTTATATCCCCACCTCCGGATGAACTTGCATATGCGGTTTTTTCTTTTTCTATGTTTGCATTTTTTCCTGTTCGGATGGTTCGTTCTGCTTTCTCTTTTTTTGCTTTTTCTATATTGTCCAATAAATCTTGTCGTGAACCTCCTTTTAGTACAGTTGGTTTACCGTCTTTGTAGTAAACCATATCATATTTACCAATTGATATATCAGATTTTCCGTCCGCAGATTTAATTGTATCAGTTGATGGATATACCGGCCAACTTGATTCTGATGCATTTTCTATACCGAAATATTTACTAGAAGCTGCAACTATGTATTTCTCTGGATCTTCCATATTTTTAGGTTTGTCATCAATATTTTCAACCTGCTTAGTGTAGTTTTCAAGTGGATTTTTAGCACCTTGTAATATCAAGTCTTGATCTTCTTTTGCAAAGAATCCGTTTTTCTTATTCATATTACCAAACACTATCATTGATGCCATTTCCGAAGATGGTTCTACACTCAAATCCATTTCTCTTACTATACTATCACCACGATGCGAAGGAAATACCCATGCGTCACTTTTCTGTTTTAAAACTGGTTCTGATCCTGAAAAGTTTTGATCAACTAAACTTAAAATCGAGTTTGACGAAGTATTGACATCATGTCCAATTATTGCAAATTTCCACATATTACCACCGGCAGTTGAAACTTTTTTCATTATATCAAGTAATATAGCAGATGCATTTTCTCCATGCTCAAACGATTCTGTGATTGTATCCAAACTTACATATAAATCTTGGATTCGTCCTGAATATCCCATAGTATTTCCTTCTTTGATATCCGAGTAAAAATCCGGAAAAGGTTTTACGACATCTTCGGCTTCTTCCCATGCATTTTCTTTAAGGTCTTTTGCGTGTTCACCTAAACTTGCCAAATGTTGTAAATTGTATCCCGATACTGATTTTACAGTAAGTATGCGATGCAAATCATCCCGTGGACTTTCTTTCATTGCTTGCTCTAATGTCTGTGCACTAGAAACTCCTTCTGGATTCATACTTTTCAGTATATCAATAAAATTTTGAGTTGTTTCTTGATATGCAGTTCGTGAATCTCCACTTTCTCCTTTTTTAAGAACAGAAAATCCAGCACCCCCCTTTTTACTTCCATCTGCATTTATACGAGATACAGTTGAACCGTGATATGTTTCTTTGTTCCATCTAGGTGCAACTGAATTTGGTATAAGTAGCACACTACCATCAACCGATTTTATATTAGGATGAGCAACACACCGGTTACCAAAACACGAAAATTCACATATTCGGGTGTTCTGCTCTTCGGCAACTCTTCTAAAAAATATATTGAATATATCAATTAAATACCCAACGGTTATGTATGTTCCTCCATTTGAATTGGATTTTCCTGCCATAAAAGGTTTTGCGGAATTGTATTTATTGAAAGTAAAATATCTTCCACGGGCAAGTGCAACTGCTTGTTGCTCAGCTGCTCCTAAGTTTATCGAATTTCCTGATCCGGTCACACTTTCCATAATTTTTTGGTCTTCTGGATCAAGGCCATCATTAATAGTTGCACCTACATCATTTTTACCCATTAATGAACGTCTTAATGTGGTATTAATAAATGTTTTTATATCAAGGTATTTATTACTTTCTTTGTTTGGTTTGGCTCCAGTTTGATTCATTATTTGTTGACCCACCTCTGACATACAGGAAATTTGTATTGTGCAATCATATCCTCCGTCTTCACGAATAGAATAATTAAAACTTGTAATTAGTCCCATTGTAAATCCATAGTTACCAAGACCTTTTCTTAAATGCTCTGAAGAAGCCGGAGGTACAGGACCGTGCTTTGCCTCATAAGCATCAGAAACTATATTTTTTTCATTATTCCATATACGATGAATTTTTCTATATCCATCAGGTGATAAATCTAATAAGGAATCACGTGGGTAGGTGTTCCAACCCCACTCTACTATCATAGTCATCCCAGGTTGAAAAAAGTATGGTTCTAAATAATCAAGTTGCGCTTGACTCCAACACGTAAAGTTTACCGTAGTTTTTCTAAAGTTTTTACCTGGTTCTATATCCTCGGATTCTATACTGGTTAATCCAGGTGAAGGACGAAACTTATAATCTGGTTCATCGATTTCGTGTCGTTTTGGTTCTTCGTTTGCTCCTGATGTTGTATATCCTAGCAGTGTTTTTGCTTCACCACCTCCACCGTTTGTTCCATCTCCACGGTCAAATCCGTATGTATCATGAAAGTTTCCATTTCCACCTAATACAAATCCGTCCATTATTTCTTTCGTGATTGGATTTTCTACAATGGCACTTGATACAACCCTTGCCCACGAAGTTTTGGGTCCTTTGTATGTGTTATTATCCCAATCTACAAGTGAATCGGTGTCTTGAGATATAACTGCATTGTATCCACCATTTGCATAACGATTTCCATCTTTATCTTCACCAACTAAATCTCTTGCCGAATAATTGGATGCTTCACCTCCTGTGGTGTGTGTATAATTTAATCCAAAATTTCTCCAACGATTTAAAAATTCTTCACGCACCCAGTTGCGTACATGATTCCGACACGGATATTGTAAAACGTCACCACGTGACCAATCTCTTTCCATAAATGCATCAACTGGTTGATCATTTACATCTCCGTTTAAACTAGTAGCTTTCATTAAATTCCATTTATTCTGTTATACTCGGCTATTATCATATTTATATCACGTGGAATTCTAATTTGCGAGCCTAATTTAGCAAACATTGTTCCTTTGATATTATTTGCAGATGCTATAATCCACCAATAATTTGGATTTCCGTAGAATTTATGTGCTAAGTGGTCTAATCGGGTTTTCTCGACCATTAATACGAATGTATCAGAACTTTTTTTTCTAACGGTTGGTAAAATAGAAGTGGATACAATGGTATTTCCATCTTCGTCTGTTTTGGTTGGTATTGTTTTGTATCTCATAATTAAAAATCTGATAATTCCTCTGCGTTTAATAAAGCAGTTTCTTCTTCAGTCAACCACCAACGTTTATGATATTTTATCTTCAGATCGTAATCGTCTTTGTAAGAATTTAAATTACGTTGTTGCGATGCCATTAGGTTGTCAGGAAGTGTTCTATCATTTACGTCATCTGGTCTATGACCAGGTGGTGTTGTAACTGATCCCATTGATATACGAGTTTGTGCAATGTATAATACACCATTGTGAAATACTTTATTTGAAATTATTGCTCGTTCACCGGGACAATTTGCTAATTTAGGATCATTGACGTATTGGGATTTGTATGAATCGGTTGGATTCCACGTTGGTATGTATTTCATTGTTATATATGCTTCACGTTCATCTCCCGTAAGTGAGTTTCCTTTATTTAGTATGAATGTGTTTTCTTCAATATTTGCTACATCAGTTTCTTTTCCGTCAAAAACTACTTTCATACACATTCCTGTATCCTCGTCGAAAATACTGTAATTGTATTGTGCAGTTGATACATCAATTCCTTTTTTACACGCAAGATACGTTGCCACTTCTTTTCTCCATAATTTTTTAACATCATCTTTTTGTGTGCTAAATTTAGATGATTTAATTTTACACCACCTCGGGTCGGATAAAAATAACTCAACTGGTTTAGGAGCATCTTCACATCCCTCGTTTGATTGAGATGTAGGTGTTGCTGGAATTGAAGTACCATCTTTAATTTCTACCGTATGAGTTCCAACTTCTGATGATCTTATTACGACATTCTCAGAACGACCACCCGCAAAAGTAGATTTTGATTCTTCTGCGGTTACTGATATTTCATAAAGTCCATCTTCAAGTGCTAGTAAAGGTTTTGCTTCAGTTTTATCAGAATATTGAATTATTCCATAGTCTTCAACAGTGACCCATCCATATGATCTTGAAGAAGCACTTGCTTTTACTTTTCTTAATGTTACTTTGTATTTATTTGCTCCTGAAATTGGTGACCATTTCCATATTGGTTTTGAATTATCGGTGGGAGTTTGAGAATGTGGATTTGGTGCTCTCAATGGTTCATCTGGATCATCAGCAGATTCTGCACCCTTTGCAGAACCATCTTCGTTTGGACCACATCCCATATCAAATTCACCTTCATATTTTGCAGGTTCATTTCCAATATATTCTCCATTCATTCTGGTTGGATAACTTTCTTCTCCGTTTACTCCTAAACTTGTTAGTGTGTCTCCTGCATACATCCATTTCATTTGATTTTGTTCATATACAGTTACTGCTCCGTACTTATTAGTTGACCAAGATACTTTGTCTGGATCAGCAGGATAAGTCAAATTACCTATATCTTCTTTTGCTACAATGTATGCCATTACATCACCAATCCACATTTTTATATTTCGTTCAATTGCTTGTTTTATTCCATCGTCAACTTGACTTATTTCGTTTGAAAATGGATCAGCAACTTCAAATCCTACCAATCTACCATGCGAATCTTTTTCTCCTTCACTACCTACCTTGTATGGACACTTTGGTGGTTTTGGTGGAACTACTCGTTTGTCAATTTTAACTTCATGTATTCCTTTTGTTGACCAGTCGGTTCCTGTTCCAGACTTATTCGGCGCACCTGCTTTTACTTCAATTGTATGTAATCCCGACCTCAATTTCATGGGTTCATCTTTATCATCAGTTGGTGTGTAAGAAGTTTTCTTTGTTACAATAGTTTTTCCTTTAAAATACACTTCGTACATCTCAGCACCTTTTACGGGATCCCAGGTCCAAGTTGGTGTTTTATTCGGAGTTGGTGTATCAGTCTTTGGTTTTGGTTCAGGAACTATATTTTTAGGAGGTTCTGGATCATCATTTGAATTACTTCCATCGTCCACAAATTCAATTTTTTCAAGTGCATGATCTTTTACCCAAGGAATAAAATGTAATTGTGATGATTTATTATCAAAATAATATCCAAGTTCAAGAGGTGCACTGTCATCTTTTTCTATTACTTTATTAAACACTTCTTGATCTTTTTCATATTGTCTTATTTTATTTTCTAAAGATTCAACATCAGATTCTTCCATTGCAGATTTATTAGCATTGGTCAATTTTCTATCACTTGCAAGATCACGATATTTTTCGTCTGCGTTCCTGATGTCATCATCCGTTGTTCCTTCTAATATTATCAGATAGTTTTCAAGTTGAATTAATGTCATTTTTTTATCAGTAATTAAATTCCACTTATCTGAGATAATTTGTTGCAAACGTGAATCTTGCATTCTATTTGATATTTTTTCTTTTTGGAAGCGATTCCAGTTGCCGATTGGTTCGTACTCCAATACACGTTTGTTGGGATCACGAAGTTGCTCAGTTAAATTATTAATCTTTAAAAGTTTTTGTTTGAGTCTTTCTATTTCTTGTTGTCGCAACCGAGTTCCACCACGGTCTAGTTTTACTGCTTTTTCTTGGTCAGTGTTCATTTCTGTTCCAGTTCCACCTGCTCCTTGGAGTTCAGATGTCCTACCACCACCAAATGTTTCACCATTTAATGACCAAAACTGTTCAAATATGTAATCTGCGATTTCATTCTCAATGTTTCTATCGGCAGCTAAACCTGATATTTTTTCTTTTGTTTTACTGACAAGTGCGTAAAATCCAAATTTTAATTCAGCATATTTTTTGCCTTCTCCGAGTTTTAACTGAGCAGATACATCGTTATTAACTTCGTAATTTACATAGTCTGTTGTACCAGGATAAACTTTATGACCCTTGATCATTTTGTCCCGATCTTCTTCATATGGAATGTAATACAACTCATCATTTTCTATTACAGTACCTTTGTGTTCTTTTCGTGTAAGGTCACCGTATTTTTTAAGACCACGTGTTCCTACATTACCAGGAGCAGAGAATGTATCGTTCATTCGTTTTGACACAAATTCTGCAAGAAGAGTTTTAACTTGATTTACATTATTATAGTTGTCATTTGTAATTGCATTTTTGTCGTTATAGTCAAGTTTGATTCTAAATGGTTGATTTACATCAACATAAATTACGGGTTGATAGTGTCCAGCAAGTTCACGAATTTCTTGAATATCGTCTTCGTCACAATCTATTTTAAAATCAGGTTTCCATTCTTTAGATATTCGTTGTCCTGCATAAGTTTCAGGATTTCCATCATCATTAAATTCTATTACTATTGACTCATTTTTGCTCAACACTCGTCTTATCTTTGACAACGGAGGATTTTCTTTAAAGTTTTGATCTTGGTAGATGTAAGGTCCGTTTCCAATTTTTCCAAGTCCCATTTTATGTGCAAGGAAATCACTTACATCTTTAACCCAATATTCTAAATTTCGTTTTTTAAGTCTTGATAATGTTGCTGGATCTTTTTTATCAACTAGTTCTTTTTCTGATTGCGTGTATCCTATAGGTCTACCGTCTTCATCTGTTTCGTCAGAACCTCCGATTGGATATGGGCATTTTGGAGGTTGTATATCATCTTCTTCTTCTTCAGGTTCTTCTTCAAATGCTGATGTATAAACACAATCCATACCTTCGGGTACTTTCTTTCCGTTCACATGAGAAATACACTCTCCATCCCAAATACAAGTATTTCCTCCACGTTCTTTTGCCATTGAATCGGCAAGTGAGAAGTTACGAGTACCTGTGTCTTCTTCTTCAGATGGTACATTGTCTGCGTCACCTTGACCCATCATTTTTGCCATTTGATCACACGCACAATTTTTCCAATCTTCACGTTCACTTTTAATCCGCATTGCTTCTTTTGTTTTAAGATTTCCATTGGTAGAACTGCGATAATATTTAGACGGAGGGTATGTTGAACAAGCAGGATTGTCAAATCCTTGAAATGGATCGGGATCAGGTGCATTTAAATCTTCTTCCTCCGGAATATCAGGAACTTCTTCAATTTCTTGTTCTTTACGAGTTTCGTTAGCAGGATCGGGATGAATTAAATTATAGTTAAAACCTTTACTTGGATCACCTTTATCATCTTCAATTTTTGTATTGAGTGGTTCATCTTCACTTCTATAATGTCCAAAATGTCTGTTGTTTGTTTTTGGTAATCGTTTTTCAAGAAAATTAAATGATATAGAAAGTTGTGCCATATTTGGGTACTGACCCACCATAATGTTTTCATCGGCATTTGTTGTAACAGTTCCGTTTAAATATTCATAATTTTTTGACATATTCTCTTTATCAGATGTAAGTTCCCATGCAGCCTCAGGTGGAATCGTCAATGCAACGGATGTCATAACAACAGGTTGATCTACGTACATATCACCTAAATTTAGTTTTAAAAAGGGTGGTATTATATAATTAGAATTTTTTGGTGACGCAAGTAGAGTGTCATCTGATGTATATCCGGCAGGTTTTGTTAATCCAACTAAATAATTAATTCGTTGCCACATTGGATGAAGTTCACTTAAACTAAAACACACAGTAGTAAAATCAAGAGACACTGTTCTGGTGAACCCACTATATATTTGTACATTGTCCGCACGGCCTATATATCTTATTTGTTGCCACTCTGCATCAGATTGGTCACTTACCGAGTTTATATACGATCTAAATGGTAGATATTTTTTATTCGCAATGTCGTGTAAAACAAACGGAATAAAGTCCCAATTTTTCCAAGTTTGAAACTCGGTTTTGAGTTTCGTTACATCATCATCAAGTGAATAAAGTTTATTATGTGCGTCATACTTTATTCCAGGACCCGAGGTATAATCTGGAATTTTTTTCTTTGGTAGATACTTAGGATTGTCTTTGTATCTAGATTCGTATCGTTTTGATGCGTTGTCTTCGTAGTCTGACTGGGAGTCTCCACGACCTTTGGTAAGAAATGGTTTTACATTTTCAGATTTATTTTGGGCATACGCATCAATTACCTCTTTTCGTTTAGTGTCATTAACCATACCAACGGAATTTAATCCATTTCGTTTTAATGCAAACTCCATATCACTTTTAAATGTATCGTGCTGACCTTGTGTTTGATTTGCATATACATTTTTTGATGGTTGTATGGTTTTGTCTGATTTGTCTTTTGTATTTGAACTTGGTGATAGATTGGGGTATTTTGTAAGTCGTTGTACCTGTTCTGAATCAGTTACCTGACCACCACCACGGGTTACGGTATTTCCATACCAATTCGTTATCAATTGATCTTTTTCTTTATCATGATAATGTGACCAACGGGGTGTATCTTCTTGTCGTGGAGATGTCCAATAAATTGTACCGTTATCAGTATATATTTTTTCGGTATTTTTCGAGATAGATAATCTATCTGATGAATATCTAAATGGTGTATATTTGAAATTAGTTTTAGGTTTTGTTGAGTTACTACCACCCATACCAGTTATACCTTTAACTGCTTCTTCTACAACCTTTTCCAATACTTTCTTCATAACAATTATTGATCATGTGCAGATGCTACTGCACGTGAAACTTTGCGGCCGTCCATGTTAACAGAAATGCCACCCTTTCTCATAAGTAGGATCAACTCATCTAATTTCTTTACTACTTTAGAACCATCTTCGGTTTTTTCTGATTCTACCGATGGTGTGTCTTTGCCTACTATCTTTGCAATTTCTTCTACGAAAATATTATGACCCTTGACACTTATTGTATCAAGTCCACTTAACTCTATGTTTGTTGAACTTTCTGGTTTATCTACATCAGAGAATACATCAAGTAAACTAAAATCGGGTATTAAATTGCTAGTAAAATCTGCAATTTTTGTTAGCATATTAGTTGGT